ATGAAGCTAACGGACATGGCGATTAAAAAAGCAAAACCACGCGAAAAAGTTTATTCACTGGGTGATGGCAATGGATTGTCTTTAATTGTTGAACCTAATGGGTCAAAAGGGTGGAGGTTTAGATATCAGTTCAATGGTAAATCAAAGATGATATCGCTTGGCATATACCCTGTTATTACATTAAATGAAGCCAGAGAAAAAAGAGATGACGCTAGAAGATTGGTTGCAAATGGAACTGATCCAGCAGAAGCAAGAAAAGAAGAAAGGAATAAGGCTAGCGGTCAATCAGAGAATACATTCAAAAAGATAACTTTAGAATGGTATGAGGGAAGAAAAGACCGGTGGTCTGAAGGTTACCGTGATGACATGATGGAAGCATTTGAAAATGATGTTTTCCCATATATTGGAGATCGCCCAATAGCAGAGATTAAACCTCTCGAATTACTTGAAGTGCTTTCAATAATGGAGAAACGTGGTGTTACAGAGAAATTAAAAAAAGTTCGTCAGCGCTGTGGAGAGGTTTGGAAATACGCCATCATCACTGGACGAGCTGAGTATAATCCTGCTCCAGATTTAGCTAGTGCTTTTATTCCACATCAACGAGAAAATTATCCATATTTATTGGCTGATGAATTGCCTGAGTTTTTATCTTCAGTAGACAAGTATCAAGGAAGTCAGATCGTAAGAACTGCTTTAAATATCTTAATGCTCACTGGTTTAAGACCGGGAGAATTGCGAAAATCAGAATGGTCATTTATCGACTTTGAAAGCAAGACATGGAAACTACCAGAAAAAATCATGAAGATGGGTAGAGTGCATGTTGTGCCAATGTCAGATCAGGTAATTTCTTTACTACGTCAAATACAGCCAATAAGTGGCGATTATCAGTATATTTTCCCTAGTCGAACTAACCATAAGAAGCACCTGTCAGAAATGGCGATAAATACAATGATTGGTAGAATGGGCTATAGAGGAAGGGCTACTGGTCACGGCTTTAGACACACCATGAGTACAATATTGCATGAAAAAGGATTTAATACAGCGTGGATAGAGTTACAACTTGCTCATGTTGATAAAAACTCTATCCGTGGCACTTATAACCATGCGCTGTATTTGGAGGGTAGAAGGGAGATGATGCAGTGGTATGCTGATTATATAGATGAGCTGAGAAGTAAAAAGAAATAAAATTCAATTGATAGTTTTTTCAGGGCAGCGAGTGTTATTAATTCGTTGCTCTATCCATTCGTTAATTTCACTTTCAATAAAAGCAACCGAACGAGAGCCTATTTTAACTTGCTTTGGAAACTCTCCTTTATCTATTAATTTGTAAGTCCATGACTTGCTATATCCCGTTCTATCTAAAACTTCATCCAAGCGTAATAATTTATATTCCATTCTTCTCTTCCTTTTGCAGGTTTCTGATGTATTGGCACATAACATCTTTGGTGTTGTACTTTGTGTGATTTAGAGGCTTAAACTTCGGTGTGTATTTATCGAGGATATGAGTTGTTAGTTTGTCGTTGGGTATTCCATGACTTCTGAGTTCGATTAAGCATTCCTTTGCTATTTGCCTTCGTGCGTTTTCCATTGCCTGTGCATTCATAGTCTTTGCCTTTTATTTCTCATTATTACTCTGAGTGAGTTAGGGCAATTTTCTATTTCAACGTTATAAATTGTATTTTTAATTTTAACTCTGTGATTTATTCGAAATCCTTTCTTGCTTTTATCGTGGATATTTAAAGCTGCATTTATTGCCATTCTTTCTATATCACTAACATCACCATGAATTCTGATTTCCATAATTCACCTATGCTATTTTCCATTCATTTAATATCCTGTTGCCGATATTAATTAAATCGTCTCTATCGACAGTGTTAATTATCTTTCGTGGCTTGATATATGGTCGCCATATTAAAAGCATTGAGCCTTTATTATTACCGTTAACTGGTTTGTTTGTTCCTGCATTAATAAAAGATATTCTTCCTCCTGTAATTAGTCTCACTTCATCAACTGTTTCTAATGCAGAATTAAACCAATCAACAGAAGTATCAGCAGGAATTAACATTACAACAGGCTGTAATTGCTTTTTACATTGCTCAGCGGATTTATTTACCCATGGCTGAATATCTGAATAGGGAGGATTAATCCAAATAGCGCCGTAACTTTCCCAGTCGCAATTTAACGAGTCGTCTTTTTCGGTGAGGTAATGAGAGCAGAGTGCATTATTTTTATTAGCGGCGGCATCTAAATAGAAACCGAATTCAGCGTCCAGTGCTGTAAATAAAGGTAGGGGAGTTTGCCATCTATCACGCAATTCCTTTGGCGTGTGGCTACCTCCGTAGTCAGCCTTCATTCTCCGCACCCTTCATAATCAAAAAGCAAGTCATAGCTGCGCGATAATAGTTTTTATCGTAAATTTCCAACTCGCCTTTCCCTTCATCAAAATGATATGCACACCAACCAATATCGTTATCTATATAATTCATGCATATCTTATTCTCAATAATAATCGGCATTGCGTCAGATGGGTTGTTGCAAGGGTCGAAAGGCGTTGCATCCATATCATCAAACAAAACTATTTCAGTACGTTCGTATGCAATTGTGTTTAATTTAATATTCTCAGCAACCTTTTTATTAATCTCGAAGTCAGATAGTTCGGTGTATTTATTCATTTTCATCATCCATATTATCAATCGCATCCATTACATTGGAGCCTCTAATTATTTCCAATGCTTCACAAGCCATATCAAAGACCAGTCTTTCTTGTGGGTGAGGTGATTCCCAGTATTTAAAACCCTCTCTATGTGAATACCCCATCATTGAATAAAACTTACCAGCCAATATTATTGCTACATCAACTAATTCTTTATCTGTCATTACTTCCACGAATCACCTCGCCACAAACAACCTCAACATTCCTCACTGACATTAAATATTCAGCACGTTTATTGCATTCCGATTGCGTATATATATCTTCCGTTACAGGTACAGCAGAACCCTGTATTAGTATGAGTAATACATATCCGATTATTTGCATGGTTATTTAATCTAATTTATAGAGTGGTATATTTATTTTTTCACTTCTTTCTTCATTAAGATGGGTATATCCATATTCCTTGATATTATCAAAACTGCATTCCATTATATAACCAACAGGCTTTAAGCTACTAATGCGCAATAGCTCATCGCATACATCAATTATTTCTTGCCAGTTATATTCATTAACTTCCTCACCAGCATTTATTTTATTTTTTAAATATTTCGCTATCTGCAATATCTCATCATTCATTTTTTATTTCCACCTCGTCGCCGATTAATATATCTTTGCATTCAATCAAAGCTGCTCTATATCCAGCCTTAAATGCCATACGCCTAACACCAATTAAATGACTATCAGGCGGTGCTACTGATGGACTATAACCGTGAGACTTCTTAAACCATGCTTCAAATTCTTCATCTAATATATCCATGCTTACTCCTGAATTTTAGGCATAAAAAACCCTGCTAGTGCAGGGTTGGAACCATTATTTTATTTATTTTTTTTAATCGTTCTTTTCTTTTTGTGAATAGTTCATACTTTAGCATTTTCCTTCTTTCTTTCTCTTCTATATTATCTGTTTTTCCATTAATTGCATTAAATCGCAAGAATACAGCGTATAATCTCCTTTCTAGAGTTATAGTTTCATCAATTAGTTTTTTTAGCGGTAAGTAGAGGTCATGACTTATTTTTAATGAGTCATTGCAAGTTTGACTCATCATTTGAATAATTGTTGAATTTATAAAAAACGAATGCAATTTTTTATCTTCATAGTTTGATTTTTTTATTATAAATGTATATGCGTCTTTTCTAAAGCGAAGAGAAACATTCTCTAATTTATCATCCTTTATGTCTTTTTCTATGTCTCTCAGTTTTATATAAAATTCTATTATTTTTTCTTTTTCTTCAGAAATGACATTACAGTAATGATCAAAGTTTTGTTTTAATTCCTTTTTTTTATCATTTTTCTGTAAAAAATAAACAATAATAGTAGTTACGATACCAAATGTAGACGTAAAACTGAAAAATGTACTCCATTTATTTTCATCACCAATATTCCAATAAAAGAAAATTGCGTAAGTTATAGCAATAAAAATAACAACACTCAACACTATGTATAACCACCATTTCTTACTCATACCCCCTCCTTATTTAAAGCAGGAATCATACTCACATCCATGTGACTAATCCACTGTCAAAATACTTCCTTAATTCACACTTATTTGCTTTAATGCTTCACGAACAGCGATTAATCGTGATTCCATTCTTATATATTTAGGGTTTGGAATAGAAGGCCAATCGCCATGCCAAGCATCATCAAATAAAGTTGTTAATTTTCCACCTATAAAACTATTGCAACAATCATCTTTAACATTGTCGGATAGTTCGATTAAATCCCAGTATTCCCTTGCTTCGTATTGGTCTATTTCATCATCTTTACGTAGTTTGATAACTTGCTTTTTAGCGTATTCAGCATTTGCATCGTTATCAGCGTCTATCTTAGAGATTAAATTAGAATCTAATTTGCCTATCCAGTAGTGATTGTTAATACTCTGAATAAACTCAACTAGTGAGCTACCCATCGAGCCCCAAAAACAAGACCATGAATTGCCACATTCGCTAATTGTGACATGACCATTTTGATTATCGCCGTAGTCCTCAAGATAAACATGAATAGGGTCGTGACGCTCTACACCAGTTATTACTAACTTAGTAACTTGAGATTGTTCAACTTTCATATTCATTCCTCTTCATTGCATCCCTGCGAGTTAATCATCTATAACAGAACCAAGGCTTCTCTGGCACTCACCGCAAAAAGCCGTCTTTTTAGACTTCAACCTAACCCCATCCCACAGGTGAGTGTTATCCGCATCATCACCATTAAAACCATAAAAATAACTAGTGCTACCTGATGCTGTATGAATTACATAGAATGAATAATCATTACCGCAATGATGGCATGACGTAGCACCACTTTTTAATTTCATATCTATCTCCTGTTTGCATCCTTGCACTGAGTCCGTGATTAATCGTCGTTTGGGTTATCCCATTCGATATAAGCGCAATCTTCTGCTTCAACCGTTATCTGCCCTGTATTTGAACATCCACAGCAAGTAACACTATCGCCATTAAACACCTTCTTTCCGTCACCTTCTGTTGCGATGGTGCACATATCGTCTCCACATACATCACAGTTATTAAAATCTGTGGTATCAAATAATTTTTTCATGGTTATATCCTTTGGTTAAATCACATAAATAGTGTGGCGTGGGTAGGGGAGTCCGATAGGAGCGAATCACAAAGACTGGAAGAATGGCAATAATTCACTTTCTTCTATTTTGTAATCTGCCCATTTACTGGCTAGTGTTTCAGGTATTGAAATCATTGAGACGGCAGTTACAATTTCATTCGGCATCAGAAAAACATGCTCAGTTTCATTGTTATCATCAAGGGCGTATAGAACGAAGAAGTCAGCGGTATCCTTTTGTTTGTTTATGCAATAACCCCATCTTGGGGCTGCATTTTTAATGCCTTTCCCTTGCTGTTTTCGCCTTATTCTTGACGTTTTAACATCTATCGTTATATTTCCAATGGTGAAATCAATATCTGCTTGATACTTCAAGTCATTATTATCTATGGATATTGGAACTGCCTTCTTAAACTTTTGCTCACCAATAACCGCTATTCTATCTGTAACTGACCCATATCTAGCTTTATCACCAGTTACTGGATAATCCGCCTTCCTTAGCGTGCTATATACCGATTGCCACGGTATACCTAGCTCCATACCAACTAACTTAAGATTTTTATGCCGAGAGTAACTTTCTATACATAATTGTGTATTATCCATGCTTGATTCCTTCTAAAACGGGATCATATCGTCATCAAAGTCCATTGGTGGCTCACTTTGTGGTGCTGGATTCTGCGGTTGCTGTGGCTGACCCCATCCTTGAGACTGTGGCTTCTGGCTTCCTGCTTGATTACCACTGTTACCGCCTAACATCTGCATCGAACCGCCAATATTGACCACCACTTCAGTTGTGTATCGGTCTTGACCACTTTGGCCTGTCCATTTACGTGTTTGCAGAGAACCTTCTATGTATACCTGACTTCCTTTTCTCAGATATTCACCTGCAATTTCGGCTAATTTTCCGAAGATGCACACTCGATGCCACTCAGTCCGATCCTTCATTTCACCAGTTTGTTTATCACGCCACGATTCCGATGTGGCTAGTGTGAGATTAGCGACTGCGCCACCTGATGGCATATAACGGATTTCTGGATCCTGCCCCAAGTGGCCGATGAGAATAACTTTGTTAACGCCTTTACTTGCCATATACACTCCATTGATTGCCAAATTTAATGCCTAACTTGTTTAACCCCTGATCCATTACTTCGATGAACTCAGGCACTAACTCGTCGAATTCTTTCATCATTTTTTCGTCACGCTCAACAGGGAAATATGCGATTTCTTTCCCTGCCGGCATGCGTGGGTCAAAATTTGCAAAGTGCCAGATATCCTTACCTGTAACCCACATGGAATATTGAACTTGAGCCACATATTCCTTTTTCATTGCATCGATTCCATTCAATGCTAAGTCTATAAATACGTCCGTGTTATTAGGGCATTTAAGCTCTAATCCAGAGCCATCACTGCAAATGCCGTCTGGTGAGCAAGCTATCCGTAGTTGATCATCTTTGAATATTATTGGCACTTCCTTTGCCGTTAATCCGGTGTAAAACTCGAATGTCATCCTTGCTTCTAATTCGTAGTTTTTACCCCATTCCAGCGTCCTCGCTGATACCTCCTTGTAAACTCCCGTGCAGACTTCACCAATAAGGGTGTTTAAATATGTTTTCTTTGTGTCTGACCATTTAGTGCCTGATCTTGGCTTAGAGATAACTTTCCATGCCTCAGAGGCAGTTACTACGCCAAGCCTGATAGACATCCATTCTTCGCTTCCTTGCTCTACTTTGGTTAAATCGATGCCTGTTTTGCTTAGAATGATGTCATTACTAATCATTTCCCTTCTGCCTTTTTCCTTAGCATGTCGATAATGGTATTGGCTTCAAATGCGGTTAATTGCTCTGGATGGGATATTTGATGGTTGAATTTTTTACTAATGAATGTGAAGAATGCGTCACTCCATTCGCCATTAACTTTAAGCATCAAGTCCGTGATAGCCTTTAATTGATCCTCACTTGCTGGCGTTATGTCCTTTGGTTCTTGTTGCTCGTTCCCAAAATCAATACCTTCTCCAGCCTCAGTATTAACATAGTCAATAGCCTTATCTAAACGTTCTCTGCGAGGCCAGTATTTAGCAGCCTGTTTCACTACTGTTTTTAGAATCATCTGCTCTTCGTCAGTTACCCAAGGACACGATTTTTTCTTTGATATCCAAGCTTTCCATGCAGTTGATCTGTCACGTATTGCGTAAATATCAGCAATAGCCATTGTGTGAGTTAGATAGTCTCCATCTTCTGTCTTTACTACAGTGTAAGCCCCAACAATCTCACCTCTTTGCTCCTGAGTGGCAAAGGCGTTGTATTCGTGACGAGGTGCGGTATCTATTGATGTGAGTTGAAAATTATCATTTTGTCGAACGATGCTTGATTGACACCACTTAATAGCCTGTGATTGTTGAGCAATATGCATCAATCCCATGTAACTGATATCGAGACATACTTTCTTGTCTCTAGGAACTAGGTAAGCCAACTTTTGCGCTGGGTTTAAACTAATTCCGATAGCTGATACATTCATGATCGCACTACGAACTGACACAAGATTATTAACTGCAACATTTGCCAGATAATCATTGTTCGCGAATATTTGCATGGCAAATTCAGATTCCCTTTTGAATGCAATGCTTGGCTCGCTACACACTTGTTCGAACTCATTTTTAAGAGGATTTACAACCTCATATATTTTTTGAACTGCATTTGTCACGACATCCTCCTACGTTCCTGATAGTTCTTTAACTCCTTATAAAGACTATCAATTGTCATATCGAAAACGCTGTCACTCCATTGACTGGTAATGTCTTTTGGTAATCCATCAACCACGTTAAATGCGACATTACTTAACTCAGCGTCCTTTGCATCAATCCATGATGCTTCTTCTTGTCTTCGCTCTTCCATTGCATCAAGTTCATGATAAGGATTCACGCAACCCTCCTTAGCATAGCCAGTTTAGAAATAGGAGCATCCTTGCTTGCTTCACTGACAATCCTGTCAATCTCTTCCTTGTCGAACTGCATAATCCATTGCAGGGCCTCAACTGGGTCAATCTCCGTTAATCTAGCCAGCTCAGCGAAACTTCCTGTCTCAATACTAAGCTTGCTACTTTCATCAAATTCCATGACTGTTTTGCCGTCTACTACCCGAGTTCCGTTCGAGTAGCTGTATGAAATTTGCATAATCACCTCAACTTACAAATGTCGGTATTACGCCAACGGTTGTCACAATGACCACAGCTAAACTGAATAACCATGGGCTTGTACGTTTATTCTTACGTGCTTGAGGCGTAGTGATACGCACCGCCATGCAATCACGCATAGTGATGTAATATTCTGATTTCATTGTTACCTCGCTAGGTGAGCGATAGGGTGGTTATCTGGTGTTGGTGCGGTGGGTTAGTAGTGGATCTTAACGTTTGATACTAGGTTTTTAGCAATAGCAATAATGCAGTTCTTAGCACACTCTTCTGGAATACCAGCATCAATTAAATCTTGCATAGCTTGATTGTTAATTGCTTTCTGATGCTCCTTATCAGCCTGACGTTTAGCTTCTTCCTGACGCTTACGTTCTTCTTCTGCTAATCGCGCTTGTTCTGCTTCCTGTGCTTTCTTGCGTTCGGCTTCGATAGCTAATTGCTTCTCGCGTTCTGCCTTTTCCTTAGCTTCTTTTGCCGCTTGCTCTGCACGTTGAATAGCTTCCTGCTTTTCACGCTCTGCACGTTCGGCTGCTTCTTTTGCTTCACGCTCACGCTTAGCTAACGCTTCAATTTCTTGCCGTGCCTTTCGTTCAGCTTCGAGTCTTGCCTGTTCCGCAGCTTGTCGTTTCATTTCTTCTTCACGAGCAATGCGCTGGCGTTCTTCTTCAGCTTTGCGCAGATCAAACAATTCGTTCATTTGCAGAGCTTCTTCATGATCAACTTCGACTTGCTTCTTAAGCGCTTCGGCTTCTTCGCGAGCTTTTTCTTGCGCTTCCCATTCTGTTAGTGGTTTGCGAATTCCATCACTCAGTAAGTCAAGTTCGTCTCGAAATAGCTTACGTGCGGCATCTACTTTCTTAGGTAATTCTTTCAGGTCATTAACAACCAGTTTGCCAGCCTTATCAATAGCTGTTTTTGTTTGAGTAACTTTGTACGCCAGAGATGCAAAAGCCTTTCGGTTTTTAGCTACTGAGAAATCACTGTCGAGTTCTTTACGCTCTTCTTCTGCAAGAGACTTAATGTGCTCTAGCATCTGATTTACTTTTTCTGGCGCTGTAAATAAATCTAGCGCTGTCGCTTGTTCAATTACGACTAATTCATTTGCCATTTCCTATGTTCCTTATGTGCGTATTCCTCACTATTAATAGCGATATGAATGATTAAGTGGTGGGTTACTGCTGACCGAGGGCATTTTCTCCTATATTTAATAATGATAACAGATAGTTATTTTTGATTGATCGTAATAAGACCCATGTAGCATTGCTCTATTGTATTATCATTAATTCCATTACAATGTGAGGCAATAAGAATGACTTCTTTATCTGAAATACAACGCAATATCTTGATAGCACTAAATAATCGCAATTATCCAATGAAACCAATAAGCAATAGTCAACTTACTGAATTAGAGATACGTATTGGTAAGGATACATTGGCATGTAATATCAATTATTTACAAGATCAAGGTTTAATTAAAGATGGTGCAATTCAGTTAAGCGGGACTGGTAAATTCGTATATATCCTGCCTAAGATGGCTCTCACTTCAAAAGGATTTGATTATATAAATGAGGATTCCATTGGCAATGAACTAAATTCAGTGACTATTAAAATCCATCAAGACACTATTAATAAAATAGAATCTATGATTCATGATGCTAGTATTTCTGATGCCGAAAAGACAACACTCATCCGCTATATAAAAGAAAAAGGTGTTGAGAGTGTTATCGGAAAATGTATTGACATTTTGATTTCTAATACCGGTTCTTTTACTAAATTGCTTTCTGATCTAGCTAAAAGCATTATGTAATGGTAAGCCCATCCGTGGGCTTTATCTCGCCGTAACCCCGAACTCACTGCTCGGCTGTTTTGTTTTAACTCCTGAAAATACTGCTACATTAGGTAAGCAACAGTTATCTCCACTTGGATAATGCTTTGTTGGCTTGAGAGAGAGAACAGGGCGTTCTGGTTTCTCAACGCCAAATATTGAATCCCATATTTCTTCCACTGAGCGACTTGGAGTTTTTATCTCTTCACGTTTACGAGCTAGGAACTCAGCCCTGCGCTCATATCTACGTTGAGAGTAACTACTTCTTTCAATGACCTTTATCGTTGCCATATTTGCCTCCTAAGTGATCTTTGGTTGAGATTTATTGCTCACCAAAAACCACTCAGTGGTGATTCAAGAATGCCTGAATCATTTCTTCCTAATTGTTAAAGAGCTAAATCCGTTTACCTTTGGCTCCTTGCCTTTGATGAGTTATATATTGAACCAATAGTTCACATAAATCAAGAACCAAAAGTACAATATTTTATTATCATAGTGAACTTTTAGTATATTTTGTTGTTTTTAAAAGGTATTTATTTTTTGTAAATATTTAAAATTAGATCTTAATCACTAATTTATTTAGGCGGGATGAAAAAAATCCCTCATATAGAGGGATCAAATAAAGAGTATGAGGTTAGTATGATGTGCAGTTAACGGTAGAGCCTAATTTTGTACAGTTCGTTGTTGTTACTGGTTTCTTATAAATGTTTTGCTGTTGTTGCCATAGTAACAGGCTTTGTTGTGCTGATATTGCTCTAATAGCCGAAGCCCCATTATCTTGTCTTATTTTTTCTGGTCCATATTCAATAAGAGAATTATTTTTAAATATAAACTTATAGTCGGCTTTATCATAAGACCAACCAGACATAAGCCTGTTAGCATAAATTAATATTTCATAATCATTGCTTGACTCATTCCCATCAGGGTTACCCATTATTGATATAACATTGTCTTTACTCATCCCAGAATGTATTGATGATATTTTTTCACCTGTTACACATCCTGACAAAGCAATGATAATAATTAGAAAAAGTATTCTCAAAGCATCCTCTTTTTAATGATTAAAAGTTAGACAAATCGCATCATCATTTGAACTACAACACCAATAATTTTACAGTTACCATTTATAGTAATTGCGGGGTAGGCTGGGTTTAACGCTTTAAGATATTTAGCTCCATCCAAAACAAGTTTTTTGAATGTTGCTTCATTCGTATCAGTAAGCTTAGCTATTACCAAGCTTCCATTTATAGGCTCTCTTCCTGTATCAACTAGAACCAATGATCCTTCTGGAATACTGATACCTGTTGGCGCTGTCATTGAGTCTCCCTCAACCTTAAGCCAAAAAGCAGATCCCTGAACAGCAACTTCAGACTCATACCATTCATCGATCTCGCTAAGTGTATATGGCTCACAGGCTTCAGTCCAATTACCAGCCTGAACAAAGCTAATTACAGGGTATTTAGGGGCTGGTCTATAAGGTCTTGGATTACTAACATTTGAATTATTTACATTCTCCTGACCGTGTTGCAACCAGACTATATCCACTGAAAGTAATTTAGCTAACTTATTCATCACCTCCTGTCTTGGTAGTGATTCAGCATTAAACCATTTACTAACAGCCTTGGTTGTTACGCCAAGTTTATTAGCTATTTCTGTCGCTTTGCCATGGTCATCAAAACCAGCATCTCTTGAAGCCTGCGCAAGCCTCTTGGCAAATAGTTCACGCACGTTATTAATTTGTACCATACGTTCAATAATAAACATCTTGAAAGGAACTGTCAGTTCAACTAATATATGTACTGAAAGTTCATTAAGGAGACTTCTATGCACGATTTAAGGGAGCCAATTAAACAAATTGGCGTTGCAGAAGTAGCAAAGGCATGCGGAGTAAGTGAGCGAGCTGTTTATAAATGGATTGATAACGGTTTTCTACCAAAAACAGAGTTCTTTGGAAAAACTAATTATGCAAAAACAATCCAAACCCTATCCAAAGGGAAAATAAAAGCTGAAGACTTACTGGCTATTAGCCAAAAAAAATTACTTGCTGCTTAGTTTTAATCGCTCTTTAACATCACTAACCTGCTCTAGGCAATCTTGGGGCAAACAATCCGCTCATATGGAATGAGCCACGGATCATTACTGCTGTTCCCAATATGGGAAGTAATCTAAGAAGGAATTTAACAAATGGAACTATCAAACGAACGCAAATTTCGAGAAATCGAATCAAAAATCATGAAAGGGATACTTGTTACTGGCGCTAGAGAAGTAGCGAAAAGGACGGGTATTCACGAATCACAAATATCTCGCTGGCAATCTCAACAATCTAAAACGCAATTAAGCTTCATACAACGTTGTGCAAGGCTTTTAGTTGCTATTGGGTATGAGACACCAGATGACACGGTGATATTGCAAGGTGATGAGGCTAGAGCGTTAATTCAGATGCTTGAGCATATCAAGGCACCAAAAAGAAAAACCTCAACCACGGCGAATGGTGAGGCTTCTCAACAAATGGACTTAACCATTTAGACTAACAAATACACTGTATCAATAACCAGTATTAAAGGGAAGCTGATTTTGAGTTTCCCTTTTGCTGATACAGCTAATTAATGGAGTAATTATATATGAATTCTGTTTACTTAACAAACAGATGGAGGTTGCTATGACAGTAGTCAAGAACATTGATTTTGTTAACAAGCAACTGATACCAGACAAACCAGAGGTTAAAGTGGCTGATCTTGATAACGGCTACTTACGGGTAGCTAATGAAATTCAAGATGCTTTATGCGAACTCCAGTTAGCAGGTAGAGAGTGGCAGGTTCTTAATGCCATTATTCGGCTTACTTGGGGGTGGCAAAAGAAAGAAGACCGCATTCAAAACATCTTGATTGAAGAGAAAACAAAATTAGGACGCAATCCTGTATCTGAAGCGGTTGGCTCTCTTGAGTCGCGGAGAATAATTAACGTTAGAAGAATAGGGCAAAACAGATACATTTCTATCAATAAAAACACCTCAGAATGGGTATACACGAAAACAAGGAAAACTATCCCCGAAAACGAGGATAACCATCCCCGAAAACGTGTAGCGGTATCCCCGAAAAAGGGGATCACCAAAGACACTATACCAAATACAGTAAAAGATATTAAAACCCCTATATCCCCTAAACAAAAATCTACGCCTAAAAAACAAAGTTTCGATCCGCTTAGCGTAGATATACCCAGCTGGTTAAATCCTGACACTTGGAGAAATTGGGTTGGGTACCGAAAGGAAATTAAACAACCGATAAAATCTAAGCGAACTCTCGATGGGCAAATAAAACTTCTTACTGAGTGTTATGAGCTGGGTTTTTCACCTGAAGAAATAATCAATAACTCGGTTACTAACGGCTGGCAGGGATTATTCAAGCCTAAAACGCCATACCAACAACCTAATCGAATTATTCAACCTAGCCAAACTCAAGAATTCATACCGGAGAACTTCTAATGACAGCAACGGCAACACTGGCGCGATTAAAACGCATGATGCCAGAACACATCAAGCCAAAGTTCTCAACGGCTGAAGAACTTATGGCATGGCAACGAGAGCAGGGTGAAATTGACTCTAAGCGGATCGCAGATGAAAACCGTGTAACTCGATTGAATAAGATTATGGGGCGTTCTGGTATCAGCCCATTACACCAAGAATGCACATTTGATAATTACCAAGCCACAAACGCTGAACAGCAAAAAGCACTTCACAAAGCGAAAAAGTATGCCGAGGAATTCGGGCAGTCATTCGGTGGTTTTATTTTCAGTGGAAACCCTGGCACTGGAAAAAATCACTTAGCCTCAGCAATTGGTAATTACATCATTCAAAACGGCAAAAGCATTCTGATTGCAACACTACCAGACTTGATGATGAAAGTGCGTGACACCTACCAGAAAGACGCAAAAACAACAGAGTCAAAACTGATTGATGATCTGTGCGAGGTTGATTTACTTGTTCTTGATGATGTTGGTGTTCAGCGTGAAAACAAAAACGAGGAGTTAATTATTTTCCAAGTGGTTGATCGCCGTTTAGCTAACAAAAAACCGGTTGGAATATTAACAAATCTTAAATTTGATGAACTTGGTCGCGTTCTTGGTGAGCGAGTCATTGATCGACTGAGAATGGGAAATCCAACAACAATCAATTTCACATGGCAGAGTCATCGCCGTCTAGTTAAATAAATTCTAAGGAAATAAATATGAACTTTTTCAAAAATGCGATTGTATATCGTATGACTCGTGACATTCAAATTTCAGCAGAACAACTTGAAGAGGCATTAAAAACTTTAGCATTTACACCATGCAGTAGCCAAGATATGAGTCGCTCTGGTTGGGTGTCACCACTTGGTAATCACGGTGAGATGTTAACTCACGTTGCTGGCAATCAGATTTTACTCTGCCTCAGAAAAGAAGAAAAAATATTGCCATCGACAGTTATCAAGGAAACTCTACAAGGAAAAATTGAAAAACTCGAAAGTGAGCAAGGTGTTAAGCTGAGAAAGACAGAAAAAGCGACATTAAAAGATGAAGTCATTCACTCTCTCTTACCTCGCGCATTCAGTAAATATTCTCAAACTCAGATCTGGATTGACTTGGATAAGCAAAGAATTATCGTTGATGCCAGTAGCTTTAAACGCGCAGAAGATTCACTTGCATTACTTCGTAAGACATTGGGCTCATTGCCAGTCATTCCACTTCACACCGAGCAACCAGTCGAGCTAACACTTACCGAATGGGTTCGTAATAATGATACCCCAGCAGGATTTATGCTTCATGACGAAGCTGAATTAAAAGCGGTGTTAGAGGAAGGCGGTATTGCCAAGTTTAAAAAGCAAGATTTAGCTTCAGACGAAATTGCTACCCATATTGAAGCCGGTAAACATGTCACTCAGTTATCCATGGAGTGGAAAGAGCGTATCAACTTCACATTAACCGATAGCTTTATGCTTAAAAAAATCAGCTTATCGGATGTTTTGAAAGAGCATAACGACGACATTCATTATGACGATTACGCTCAACGATTTGATGCTGATTTCATTCTGTTTACTGGTGAATTCTCCGTGCTGATCGATGAATTAGTATCTGCGCTAGGTGGAGAATTTAAGGCTTAACACGCAAGAGGATTTTTAGATGAAAGCAATATCAATTCGTCAGCCGTGGGCGTGGCTTATCGTCAATGGTTACAAGGACATTGAGAACAGAAGCTGGCGCACTAAATACCGTGGTCAGGTTTTAATTCATGCGTCACAGGGTGTCAAAAAAGTCGAATACGAAAGAGCAAAGGAGTTAACGGAGCGTTTAGGGATTACTCTGCCTGATGCCTCTAGTTTTGAAACAGGCGGTATTGTTGGTGTTGCAACAATTACTGATTGTGTTGAACAAAGTGAATCACCGTGGTTTTTTGGTGAAAAGGGATTTGTATTAACTGATGCAAGGCCACTTGAATTTATTCAGATTAAGGGGAAATTAAGCTTTTTTGAAACAGGGATTGAGCCTAAGGAGGCATTTAATGCAGGGAACTAACAGTAAGTTCCCTTCTGTTTTTAATTGAATGCTGGTCTAGGTCCATTTCTATAGTTATCGTTATCGCTTATCATTCTTTTGACTAAATCAAAATTTTTATATTTGTTAAAGATATATTGCTCTGAATATATCACTTGTAGAGAGTTTAAAAATGTAACATTTTCATGTGATTGCTTCATTGTTGTATGGTTAATGAATCTTTTAGCGCGATTGGCAATATTTTGAACTTCTGTCGATATCTCTACACTTTTTTGTTTTATTTTCTGATATTCGCCAAACATACAAAAATACTTTTTCTTAATGGATGGACATAATAGTGCTAAACACAGAGTGGGTGAAATTGGCATATATATTTGAATCCCGGTTACATTTAGTCCTATATTTCCATAATGAGAATTTTTGTTTAAGTTACAAAATGAAATAGGGTTATCTGATATATAGAATGGGTTATCTTCATTTGTTTCATATAGATACCAATCTTTATCAAGTAATATTTTAGCTTGAGTTGGTGAGGCGATAACCATTCGTAAGAAAACGTGTTGAATTTCTTCGAGGGAATCCATTTCAATGCACTTTAAGATTTGCTCTGGTGTTGCTCCTATCGCCACGAGTTTGTCTGAAACTCCATCAATTAGGCCCTTTATTCTTTCTAATTCGCCATACGATCGCGCCCTTTGTATTGCGATAAAAATAGCCAGTTTTTCTTTATCTTTTTTAGATAATACTCTGATATTACGTTGTTCTATTAATTTGTTGAAAATTGGCGCTGCTTCTGATTCGTATATCCCCAACAAGGGTTCTAAACTTGCTTTTTCTGGATGATTATCAATATTATAAAATCTATTTCTTGTTGTGGCGTCAAAAACAGACTGCAGATATTCTCGGTCACTTTTTTTGTCAAAAGTATGTAACTGCTTTCTTTTCCCCTTATTTGAAAAGCCAAAATTATCTAATAAAAATCTAGGTACAGTATGCTGTTTTATCACATCAGTGATTAGACTTTTATCATCCATTCTTTAATTTACCTCGTAAGTGTAGTTTTAGTTTTGTGATTATATAAGAGCAACTATTGGGTATATTTTCAAACCTTATATGAAATGTTTTTGTGCCTGTGGATATGATTTTAACTTTCTAGATTGCTTGGCTTGGTCTGCTGACATCTACGGTTAAAACATTCCAGTAATACTTCGTTTGAGGCCTGATGATGTTCTGTTACTAGAAATTCGAGATATTCCTATAGTGATAATCCATACCATCGTCACGTTGTTATTCTTTTTTTTATGGACATTAACTTATCCCATATGGGCTGTAGCTTGTTACTGGCTGTGCAAGCGGAAAGTGAAGCACCCCATGAACGATATCATAGAGAACAACCCTAGCAGATGGTTACGAAATTTTAAGCCATAACAGCATGGAACAGGAGAGCTAACAGTGAGTGATAAGCAAATGCATTTGTACGCCCATTTATATTGTTCTAATGCGCGAGGGGATACTGAGTTAGGTATAACAGAGTCAGAATGGGAGGCTATGAGCGAGGACGAGCAACAGGAAATTATAGGTCAATACATGGCAAATATTGTTGATATATGGGTAGCTCCAAAGGAAGATTAAAAATAGGAGGCTGACTTGGAAAATTTCTGCTTACACGAATCAACGAAAAAGCTATTTGATAACAACGTAATTGAACTACTTAAATCCCACCCGAAACTCAGTGTCACAATCAAGCCATACAAACCCAAAAGAAGCCTTTCTCAAAACTCATTAAGCCATGTTTGGTACAAAGAAATCAGCGACTATCTGATTAATTCTGGTCGTGAGTTCTGCACTGAAGAATGGGTGAAAGAAAGTTTAAAGGCGACTTATCTTGGATTTGAGGTAACTGAATACACCGATGTATTAACAGGTGAAAAAACGCAAAGAGAGACACTTAGGCATACTTCAAGGTTAGATAAAGGTGATATGCATCACTTCTTACAGAGAGTTGAAGCGTGGGCATCACAGTTTGGTTTAATACTAACTACTCCAGAAGATAGTGAGTACATGAAATTGAAAAGGAAGCAGGATGAGTAAATCTTCAATTGCAATAGCTGGAATGGCATTAGCTATTGCATCAATGTCAACTCAAGTTGCTTTATGGGAAATTAATCATCATTCGCAGTTGTATAACTGCCCACAATCAACTAATCGCATCACTGGTCACGCAAAGATAAACAGAGCAGCCAAGAAGCGGAGGGCGAGAAAATAATGGCTAAGAGAAATAACGCATTAGAGAGCATGAAAAAGTGGATGGAATTCATTCCTCAATGCTTACAGCCACAAAATAAGCAAGTTGACGCCGAGGAGTCACAAGGTAAGCAAGTGGAAAAGAAGAGTAAGGAGAGACGGTGAACCATACATCCCCTTATCTGGATTCAGTTCAGTTCCTTATTTTTCCGGCGTCATAGCCAAGCGCTGCCAAGTATTCTTTTGCCTCCATAGCAACTCTGTATGAACTATGAACAGCAACAGAAACATCGAAAATGATATTGTCAGACGATTTGGTGTGTCCACTGATATAAACACGTATAGGGTTCCATCTGTAATTAATAATCTCACCTTCCTTTGGTCCATAGGTGTTATTCAATTTTTTTTCAACATCCTTACATCTCGATTCCAATATCATGAAATCAGACTTTGAAAAATTACCATTGATTGGGAATGATTCATCTCGCCCGTTATTCATTGGGTATTCCTTTTTTACTGAGGTGTGTATGCATAAAAAATATCGGCGTAAGTGTAAAATATGCCGAGAATGGTTTCACCCTAAATATGACAATATTGAATGGTGTTGCCCAGAACATGGATTTGAATTATCCGAGCAACGAAGGAATAAAGATAGAGAAAAAGCATTAGCAAAACTTAAAAAGGAGAACCAGGAAAAAGAACGAGAAGCAAAAGACAAACTCAAATCCCGCAAGTTAGCAGTAAAACCCCTCTCATATTTCACCAAACAAGCACAAACCGCATTCAACGCATTTATCAGAGAAAGAGACAAGGATGAGCCTTGCATCTCTTGTGGTCGTTTTCACAATGGTCAGTATCACGCAGGGCACTATAGAACCACAGGAGCAAATCCTGAGCTTAGGTTTGATGAAGATAATTGCCATAAACAATGCGCACCATGCAATAACCATCTATCGGGAAATATCGAAAACTACACACCTCGACTAATAGAGAAAATTGGTCAGGAGCGTTTCGATCGTCTGATGGGTTCTCATGAATTGCCAAAGTGGAAGCGCGAGGATTATGAGCGGATACGTGATCACTATCGTAAGAAGTTAAAGGAGCTGAAAGATGTTCACTGACTTAATCGCAGCTATTGAAGAATGTAGGTTTAGGGCATTAACAGAGCGCACTGGTGATAAAACAAAGCGCTATTTATCAGTTATTCAATTAAATAACGGATTCATGAAAGTCGTCGAAACTGTACAGGCAAAGAGATGTGGTAACCGGATTATGTACTCAGTCGGTTGCGATAGATATCACACAGTATTACCGGAGGCGAGATGAGCTATATCGGAGAAAAGGAATTAACAGATGAGCAATTTCGCTGGTTAGATGGATGGTTAAATCTGTGGGGAGCGTGGGTATATTCTGGTCGTATCGATATTCGCATGATCAACATGATTTATAAATTCATGCAAACAGTAGAGCCAAGTAAAAACCCATCAAGACCTATGTGCAATGACGATGAAGGAATGTTGATTTCTCAGGTCGTAGATTCAGTCATCGCCACTGACACACAAGCCTATGGAATATTACTAAGTTATTACGCTCATGGTTCATCTAAGCTGTCGATTGCATCTTACTATCACCGAGTTGCAAAACCACGCAAAATGCAAACAAGAGGGGGGAATAAATACGCCAAGCCATCCCATAGAACTTGCAGGAGAGAAGTTGACGAAAAACTCAAAGCTGCTCAGTGGTTATTGTACGAACCTCTGCGAAATGCAATGAATAATCGTAAACGTGTAGCTAAAGTAAAGAAAATAGCTGAACTTTGCTATTGACATTAATGGACAAATGGACAACAATTATAAGGTAAGTTGCTTTACGTGACTCTTAAGTTTACTTACCTCATTCAAGACCTCGCTTCGGCGGGGTTTTTTATTTTGTGCTTTTATGACAAAAGTCGTTTATCCCAGTACTCTGCAGCCTCTTTTATTAAATCCGACAAACACTGGAATTGATCGCCATTAATTCCATCGTTTAGTTTGACGAAAACATAATTTGCTTCAAGAAATCCACCCACTCCAAATGGTGCAGAAAATAACCCAGGAGTATCCTCTTGTATTATTTGACTTGATGATTTTATTGATGGTTTTCCTTGGATCAATTCACAGTGTTTAGATGCATTGCAGACATCTCTAATAGTTTTTAAAACGTAGCACTCGGATGACGAGACTCTGAAGCCAGCGCCTCCTGAGTTATTGTCATATAGGTAATCAATTATATGATGCATGGTTATTGATGCCAGCATTCCTTTTCTGATGCTGCATTTGTCATTCATAAACTCATCGATAGTTGGTTTAACTATCTCGATATAATATTTAGTCGCTCTTTCTTTATTTTCAGTCATTTTTTACCTGTTTTATATGGGTAGTGATATTAATCGGCATTGTCGAATATAACCCATTTATTAATGTGGTATCCAATCCAACTTATAAACAAACATACCACCACAGAATCCTGAACAAACAAGCGTAATCAGCGAAGAGATACTGTGTGCGGCACCTTATTAACTAATTCCTCCAAATAGGGGGTGAGTATGAATCATATGAAAGAAACCCCTGAGTTTTGGGATCAAGTATTCCAAGTTATCGCCTCTCATAAGGAGCAAGGAATTAGCGCGTCACTAGCAACTGGCATGGCAATTCTGCGTGGTAAGTACAACGGCGGTGGCTGGAAGAAAACGTTATTTGATGGTGCTATGTGTGCGTTGTTTGCATGGTTTGTAAAAGACCTTTTAACGCTACTTGGCCTTAATCATGAATTGGCATATCTGGCTAGTGTATTCATTGGGTATGTCGGTGTGGATGGATTAAGTAAACTCATTAAGGGTAAGGCAGGGCTGAAAAGTGAGTAGACCAGCACGCGGTGAACGTAATAACAACCCAGGCAATATTCGGCACGGCTCAAAATGGCAAGGGCTATCCGCACAGCAAACAGATAAAGACTTCTGCCAATTTGTATCACCTGAATACGGAATTCGTGCGATTTATAAATTGCTGCAGACATATCAAAAGAAATACGAACTAAACACTGTTGAGTCGATTATCGATCGGTATGCGCCACCAAATGAAAACAACACTACTGGCTATATCAATCGAGCAGCTAAAGATATTGGTGTTAGCGTAAATGAACCTATTAATGTTTCATCTAAACCGGTTGCTATTGCATTGGCTACGGCGATTGTAGGTGTTGAGCTGAGTTATCAGCCATACAGTCAGAAAGTATTTGAAGATGCTTGGTTGCTGTTATGAGTATTGGTAAATGGGTTCTTTTAATTGGCTCTGTGATTTGTGTTTTTTCACTTCAATACTTAGTTGTAAAAGTTGGCGAGTTGAGTAAAGAAAACCAATCGCTCACCGAGCAACTATCTCAACAAGTAAAAATCAACAAAGACTATCAAGCCCGTATCATTCGATTAAATCAACTCGATATTCGTTACTCACAGGAGTTAGCCAGTGCAAAGAATGAAATCAACACTCTGCGTGATGCTGTTAACTCTGGTAATAAGCGGGTGTACGTCAAAGCAGAGTGTCCAGCAGTCACCAAAAATTCCACCGAAAGCGGAAGCAATGAAACCACCGCACGACTTAACAAGGCAGTTGAACAAGATTATCTACGTCTCAGAGAAATGATAGTCGAGAACGAACAGAAAACTTTGTATTTGCAGAATTATATTAGAACGGAGTGTTTAAAATGAGTAAAGCAACACAGCCAAAAAATAGCGGTAAGCTGTGGGATTGGTTTGGATTGTCTTATGCATCATTCCTAGTCATGCCAAGAGTTCTCATGCATGAAATGCCAACTGAATGGCAAGATAAAATGGCAGCTTTATTGTATGAATACGATGAGACTTTTGATACATCATCAGTAGTCAGCTCAGTTTCAGTGTCTGGACGTAACAGTGATGGTAAGTTGACAAAATTACCTGATTACATCCTCAACTACCGACATCCTGACCGTGAAGAGATTGATAAACTCAAGCGTTAACAGACAAGAAAGCAATACGGGAAATTGAAGTAAGTAGATAAAAATAACCCTGTGAGTTTGGGCTCCCACAGGGCTTTCACTAGTATGTGTGAAAACAATAGATTACCAATATCCACTAAGCCAATCTGTTAATAATCAACGTAAGTTTTTAGAAAACAATCGCCTCGCAATAGCGGGGCTTTTTAATGGAGAAATATCATGGCAGCACAAGGTTTCGATAACCCAACTGAATTCCGTGAAGAACTGGATAAAAGCATTCCAAAAGAATAAAAAAAGCCCAGCATGGGGCGTGGGCAAACTAACAAGATATCAATCAAAGTATAGCGATGATTACTTAGTATAGCTTAAGTAAGTATATATACCAGTTTGGTTAGATAAATCGTTTATCCATTAAGGAGAGTGATCATATCTTGACTGCTAGGAACAGACTAGAAGTGGCTTAGCTGTGTATCGCTAAGCTGCGAACTCTACGCATTTCACCCTGTGCGCCACATGCACACACATCTAAAAACATCGAACCGTTATTTAGGAATGAGCCTTTGAGGAGATCAGTTATAGCTGATACTGCTTCGATGGGCTGGTTTCCTATGTGGCAAGGGTTCATTACTAAGTAAGGACAGTATCATGACAAAATTATCAGTCATCAATAATGCCGCATCTGAACAACCAACCATGACTAGTTTAGAAATGGTTGATTACATCAATGCAGATAGAAAGGCAAAGGCTGAGACAGAAGGGTTAAGTTTCCCATGCAAGAAGTATAGAAAATTACAGCATAAAGACTTTTTAAGGAAAGTACCTAAAGTGTTGGGTGAAAATCAATCAGCGAAATTTTACGCCGATTACATCGACAACAAAGGTCGATCATACCCGTGTTGTAAATTCCCTAAGCGTGAAGCTTGTTTGATGGCTATGAGTTACAGCTACGAGCTTCAAGCACAAGTGTTCGATCATATGACTGAGCTAGAAGCTGAATCAGGATTTGGATTTACCATCCAGCAATTACAACACATGCTAGCCGTGGCAAGAAAAGCTTCTGATGAAGATTCAAGTGATGCAGGTCGCCGATTACGCAAACGTCAAGATGATTTAGCTATCTTAAACCGTGCTGAAAAGTTAATAGGTGACATTAGCCAAATGGCATTAGGTTTAGTTGGCGGTGGCAAGTTATTAAATCATGAAAAGCAATAAATATTACACAGCTCAAAACTGAGCCAATTGATTTAATTAACATTTAACGATGAATAGGCCCTAGTGGCCTTTTTTATTGGGTGGAATATGTGATCTTTATAGCAGTTATTAATATGGCAGTTTGAATTTTATTAATTAGCCCAGATAACTATTAAACATTTGTTTTTATCAGGAGAAAGTTATGCTGAATGGCTATATAGATTTTGATAAGCTTGAGGGTGAAGATTACATCAAAGCTCGTAAGCGACTACTTGCAGTTCAGGCTGCTCTTGAGATTGCAAAAGCGTCTGCTGCCAGTGGTTCCGCGACAACAGGCGCAAAAATGGCTGGTGATCTTGGTTGGGCAAAACAAGAAGTAAGTAAACTAGCTGATGCAATTCAAGAAGCATTAGAAAGCTGAATATATTAATACTAGGCCACCAAAAAAGGTGGCTTTTTATTTGCTTAAACTATTACTAGGATAATTTAAGTCCAATCTTATTGTAGAGCAGAAAATTAAATTGATTTGCCATCAACCATAACAGATGTATTTGCATTACTGTTAGGGATGTAAATTTCCACTTTTTTCCCTGAGTCTGTTATCACTGTTATTGTTACTGATCTAGGTGGTGCACCAGTGTCATCACCAGTAAATGCCTCAACGATTTCTGATGAGGTTTTGTCATCGTTAATAATTGGCATTAAATCGCCATTAACTAATCCCGCATAAATTGTAAGATTTCCCATGTAACACCTTTATTAGAGATAAATAAATGGCACTCAACGATAAACAGGAAATGTTTTGTCGCGAGTACCTCATCGATTTAAACGCTACACAAGCGGCTATTCGTGCGGGGTACAGCGAGAAAACTGCTAACGCACAATCAAGCCGATTGTTAGTAAATGTTAACATCCAAAATAGAATTCAAGAACTTAAATCAAATAGGAATGAGCGTGTTGAAGTAGACGCTGATTATGTGCTCAAGCGTTTAGTTGAAATAGACCAAATGGATGTATTAGACATTCTTCGAGAGGATGGGAAGCTTAAGCCAGTTAGTGAATGGCCTAAAACATGGCGTACAACATTATCTGGATTTGATATATCCACGACAATTCGTGATTACAATGAAAGCACTGAAGAAACCATTCTCAAGAAAATCAAATGGCCTGACAAAGTTAAGAACCTTGAACTACTAGGTAAGCACGTCAAAGTGCAAGCATTTAAAGAGCAAATTGAGCAAAAAGTTGAAGCTACACACAACATTATGCCAGTTCCATCTTGCACTAACGTGGATGATTGGGAAAAGGCTGCACAACAGCAACAAGGTGAGGTACTAGGTGGATGAATTACAACGTAGTATGGAAACCTTTGCCCGGATCTCAGTCTTTATCACTAAGTTGTCCGTGTAATGAAATACTGTATGAAGGTACACGTGGTCCCGGTAAAACAGCTGCTCAATTAGCCCGTTTTAGGCGCAATGTCGGCGTTGGTTATGGTTCATTCTGGCGAGGCGTTATATTTGATACGGAATATAAAAACCTAGCAGACATCATTACGCAATCCAAGCGTATGTATCGCCTATTTAAAGATGGTGCTCGCTTTCTTGCTTCCGCTTCCGAGTTACGCTGGGTGTGGCCGACAGGTGAAGAGCTATTATTCCGGTTTGGTAAAGAAGCAGATGATTATTGGGATTACCATGGTCAAGAGTTCCCATTTATTGGCTTTAACGAATTAACCAAGCAAAAATCAGCCGATTTTTATGAGGCAATGTTCTCTTGCCGTCGTTCATCATTCCTTCCCGAAGACTATCCACTTGAAAATGGTTCTCTGTTAAAACCTATCCCTTTAGAAACATTCAGTACTACGAATCCATTTGGTATTGGTCATACGTGGGTGAAAAAGCGTTTTATCGAACCAAAGCCACGAGGAACAGTTATCCGTGAAACACAAAAAGTATTTAACCCGCAGACTGAACGTGACGAAGAAATTACATTAACCCGCGTTGCTATCCATGGCTCATTTAAGGAAAACCCTTATTTAGATCCTCAGTACATTGCAACATTGATGGGCATCAAAGACCCAAATCGTCGCAAAGCGTGGGTAGAGGGTTCTTGGGATGTGACGAGTGGCGGGCGTTTTGACCACCTTTGGAATGTAACGCATCACGTTATTAAACCGTTTCAGATCCCCGACAGTTGGATTGTTGACCGCTCACATGACTGGGGGGAGTCAAAACCATTTTCTAACCTGTGGTGGGCTCAATCAGATGGTACCGAAGCTACATTACCTGATGGGAGGAAATTCTGCCCTCCTGCTGGTTCCTTAATTTTGATAGGTGAATGGTACGGCTGTCTTCCTGATGAGCTGAATAAAGGGTTAAATATGTCATCAACCAATGTTGCTAAAGGAATAAAGTGGATTGATGAACGCTTAATCGGAGTTGATTCCGTTATCCCTAGTGAAATTAGGAAGGACGGAAAGACTCAAGGGCAATTAAACATCATGCCGGGTATTTGTAAAAAGGTAATTAAAGGGCCAGCTGATAACTCTATTTATACACCAAGTGATGATGAAGACTCTATCGCTCAAAAAATGGAAGCTCAGGGTGTTGTCTGGATGAAAGCAAACAAGAATCCCGGTTCCCGTATCAACGGCGCCTCACTTTTCGCTGACATGCTTGAGGCGGTGATTGAGGGTAAAAAAACAGAGTCAGGCATACCAGAAAAACCCGCTTTCTATGTATTTGATTATTGCCGAGGGTGGATTAGCCGTGTACCTGTTTTAGTTAGAGACTCTAAAAACCCTGATGATGTGGATACTGAGCAAGAGGATCATGATTGGGACGCTACTCGCTATCGTGTGTTACATAAGCCTATCCGCCCAGCATTCGAAATTAACCTAGGAACAACCTTCTGATGAGTACAACAAATGTAGATTTTACTCGACCGGAGTATAAAACGGCTACTCCTCAGTGGGAGTTAGTGCGCTCTGTTTGTCGAGGTGGTGATGATATAAAAAATTATCTTCCAGAGCTTGAAGAACAAGATGGCAAACGCAAAAAGAAACGCAATAAAGACTATCAAGACCGAGCGGTGTTCTATCCAATAACAGGGAATACTCGAAACGGCATGATAGGGATGGCATTTAAAAAAGATCCCTTAGTTGCGGTTGTCGAAAAGCTATCGTGTTTAAAAGATGATGCTGATGGGGCAGGTTCGAGTATTTATCAGCTCGCTCAGTCTTCACTTGAATCAGTATTAGAAGTAGGGCGGCACGGACTATATGTTGATTACAACAGTGATTCGAAACTCCCATACATATTTCAATATCGCGCTGAAGATATCATTAACTGGCGCACTGACCGCATAAATGGTCGCACCATGTTAACGCTGGTGGTATTGCGAGAGACAGTTGAAGAAGAGGACGGTTTTGGATTTAAAGACGCCCTTCAATATAGAGTGTTAGCGATAGAAGAAGGTAAATTTATCTGCCGTGTTTATCGCAAACCCAGTGGAAGTAGCGTTTTTGAGATTGACTCTGAATACATTCCAGAGCGAGCAGGTAACGGTGCGTGGAATGAAATCCCGTTTACGTTTATAGGTGCTCAGAATAACGATCACACTATTGATGAAGCGCCATTGTTAGGACTAGCAAAAATCAATTTGGGGCATTATCGAAACTCCGCTGATTATGAAGACTCAGTGTTCTTCTGTGGACAAATACAACCCTACCTAGGTGGGCTTGAAACGGAATGGCGTGATTATTTAGAAAAGAAAGGCGTTATGGTTGGTTCTCGCTCGCCAATTATGTTGCCGAAAGAAGGGTTCTTTGGTTACGCGCAAGCTCAACCTAACATGCTAGCCAAAGAAGCAATGGACAGTAAGCGTGATTACATGGTAGCGCTTGGTGCTCAATTATTTTCTGCTGATAGTAAGGTTAAAACGGTTATTCAGTCTGTCGGTGAACAGAACGCACAAACCTCTATCCTGAGTATCTGTTGCTCTAACGTTTCCGATGCATTCAGTAAAGCGCTAATGTGGTGTGCTGAATACCTTGGTTTAGACACGAAAGATACTTCCTTTGAAATTAACAAAGACCTCGTTAATCATATTGCCGATAGTTCGATGATCCGCGAAATTGTTGCAGCATGGCAATCTGGCGCAACGCGTAAATCTGACTTAGTGAGAAGCTTGCAGAAATATGATGTTATCAACCCTGCTGATGATGTCGATGTGGTGGTGGATGAGCTTAATAATCAAGAGCCGACAATGGTAGGTGAGACATGAGATCAGTGAATGAGCGGTTGATGGATGAATTGATTGCTCACTCCCTGTTTTCTGGTCGTTATTCTATGGGGGTGGCGAGGCGTATGATAAAGGCACTTAATGAGTTTGATGCTGAATTAACTGCTTCACTTATAGTGTCTTTAGATGATGCCTACATTGATGTCAATAGTTTCACTGCAAGGCGATTGGAGTCGTTGCTCTCAAGTGTCAGAAGTATTAATAAGCGTGCAGTTGATAGTGCCTTTTCATTGCTAACAGAAGAAATGAGAGCGCATGCATTATATGAGGCTGGCTACTACCCATCACTGTTTGATGCTCTACTACCGGATGTTGTTCTACGCAAATATCCACTAATGAGTATTACAGAAGAAATGCTATTTTCCTCAGTAATGTCTCGACCTTTCCAAGGGAAATTACTTTCTGAATGGGCTGATGGGTTAGAGTCAGATCGCATGACACGCATAAATAACGCTGTTCGTAATGGTTATTTGAATGGTGATAGTGCAGTAGAAATTGGACGTAAAATCAGAGGACATGCAAACCAAGGCTATAAAGACGGTGCATTGCAACTAAGTCGAGCTAATGCGACGACAATAGCTAAAACAGCCATTAACCATTTACAAGCAACAGCAAGAGATCAGTTCGCTGATGCTAATAAAGATATTCTTGATTGTAAGCAATGGTTATCTACCCTCGATAATAAAACATCTCACGATTGCATTATTCGAGATAGGTTGAAATACACGCTGGAAGGTAAGCCTATTGGACACAAAGTTCCTTACCTACAAGGCCCCGGAAAAATTCACTTCAATTGCAGATCAACAGAAACGCTGGTTACCAAATCATGGCGTGAATTAGGCATCGATTTAGATGAGATGGACGCAGGAACTCGTGCCTCAATGGACGGACAAGTACCAGCAGAAACTAAGTTTCTTGATTGGATACAGCGACAGCCTGAATGGCGTCAACGACAGGTATTTGGAGAAACACGATTCAGACTAATGAAAGAAGGCGGCATGCATCCATCTGAATTTTACACAGATAAAGGTGAGTTTATTTCTTTAGAACAATTGATAGAATTAGATAAATCAATTATTGATTTTTTAAGGAAATAAAATGAGTTTTATTTTGGGTGTGTTATCTGGGGCGATAGCAATATTTTTAGGCTTGCATAAATTTTATAGAGAAAAGTGGTGGGATAAGCAATTCAACGTTTTTTCAGATTTAGTAGACCATATCTATACTATTAAAGTATGTACTGAGTATTTTCAAAACGAAATAGAACAAAAACTAAATCCAGATGACGATCATTATGAACAAATAATTCCTAGTACAGAAGTGCTATCTAAATTTAAAGAATCAAGTCAGGCATTGGTAGATGTCCAAGGAAAAGTAAGATTTTTGGCAGGGAGTACACTTGGTGACTTACTTGTTAAGTATATTGATGATATAGATAAATTAAAATACGAATATATTCATAATGATTATGATGATAACGATGTTTTTGAATTTTACGATAAACAGCTAGATATCATAGAAAAAACATCACGTAAGATCATTGAATTATCTAGAGAAACTTTAAGGAGAGACTCCATTTTATCAGGTTTAAATGAGAAGTTTTGGTTATTAAAATACCCTAAAAAGTTTAAAGCCTGGTGCTTAACTAATTAATCATCTGAAACCCGCCATTGAGCGGGTTTTTTATTACCTAAATTTCAGCTTAGGGCTGAGCTATTACAACGCGCTAGGCGCATTCAATCCCAAGGGGAATCACATGTTATTTATGAATATCGAACGCAAATACTATTCACAGGCTGATGATGGTTCGCAAGGCGGAGGTGGTGGAGCACCGGAAATCACACCTGAAATTCAAGCCATTATTGACAAAGCGGTTAATGATCAAGTGTCAGGGCTAAAAGCCAAACGTGATGAGTTATTAGGTAAGCTCAAAGAGCAAGGCGATAACTTAAAACGTTTTGAAGGCATTGATCCTGACACTGTGAAGGGAATGCTTAAACGTTTTGAGAATGACGAAGAAGCCAAACTCATTGCGGATGGCAAGATTGATGAGGTCATTAATAAGCGCACAGAGCGTTTGCGTGGTGATGTTGATAAGCAATTGAAAGAAGCGAACACCAAAGTCGAAAAAGCAGAGGCGTTTGCAAATAAATTCCGTGCTCGTGTATTGGGTGATGAAATTCGTTCCGCAGCAGGGAAAGCTGGCGCATTAACCAGCGCTCAAGAGGATTTAATTTTACGTGCCAAAGGCATTTTTCAGATCAACGATGAAGGTCAGGCCGTAGCCGTTGATGAAGATGGTAATCCAATTATGGGTAAAGATGGTCGTACCCCATTATCACCTATTGAGTGGATTGAATCCCTAAAAGAAAGTGCTCCACACTTATTCCCCACGGCCTCAGGAACAGATGCAGGGAAACACAAACAAGGTGGTGCACACCTGAAACGCTCTCAAATGTCAGCAAGTGATAAGGCTGATTATATTCGCCGATACGGGCGTGACGCATATTTAAAACTTCCAAAAGAGTAAGGAAATATAAGTAATGGCTACGACAACTAATAGCGATTTAGTAATTTATAACGACTTGGCGCAAACTGCGTTTTTAGAACGCCGTCAAGATAATTTAGCAGTATTTAATCAGGCATCTAATGGTGCCATTGTGCTGGATAACCTGTTTATTGAGGGTGACTTCCGTAAAAAAGCCTTTTATCAAATTGGCGGTTCTATTGAACACCGTAATGTTGACTCAACTGACACGGTTGAAAGCAAAAAAATCGGAGCTGGTGAATCAATTGATGTAAAAGCACCGTGGAAATACGGTCCATATGCAACAACTGAGGAGGCATTTAAACGCCGAGGTCGTGATGTATCTGAGTTCTCTGAGCTAGTTGGTACGGATGCGGCAGATGCTTCACTAGAGGGTTACATTAAATACTCCTTAGCAGCTTTAGGTGCTGCGATTGGTAATAACAAAGAAATGGTGGTGACTGCTGACATTGCAACTGATGGCAAGAAAACACTTACTAAGGGGTTACGCAAATACGGTGATAAATTTAACCGTGTAAATCTGTTCGTCATGCACTCCACAACTTACTTCGATATTGTTGATCAGGCAATTGACAACAAAGTGTATGAAGAGGCAGGCGTGGTTATCTATGGTGGTCAGCCGGGCACGTTAGGTAAACCTGTGCTGGTAACCGATACAGCGCCAGTAGATGCTATCTTTGGTTTAGTGCCCGGTGCGGTAACTATCACTGAATCTCAAGAGCCAACTTTCCGCTCGTATGAAATCAATGATAAGGAGAACTTGGAAGTTGGTTATCGTGGTGAAGGTGTGGTTAACGTTGGCGTTCTTGGTTATAGCTGGGATGAAGCAAAAGGCAAGAACCCTAACTTAACTCAGTTAGGCACGGCTGGTAACTGGAAGAAGCATTTCACTAGCGACAAATTAACTGCTGGTGTCATGATTAAGCTAACTGCTGAAGAGGGAAAGTAACCCTGTCAGCGGATAAAACGTCCGCTATCGCTGACAGTACAGATACAGTAACGATCACTCTTAATCACACTAAAGGTAGTTCTCCAGTTGAAGGGGCTACCGTTAATTGGTCTACAACCGGTGGTAAATTAAGCGTTACTTCATCTAAGACGGGCAAGGCTGGTGGTGCGACAGTGAAATTAACTTCTGACGCTCAAGGTGAATTTATTGTCACCGCCACTGTTGATGGCATTGCGCAAAATACTAATGCCATTACATTCACAGAAAAAACTTCTCCAGACGAGTAATTTAAGGGGCTTTGTGCCCCTCTTTTTTTGAGGTGAGCATGATTGACCCTGATGAAAACTCTCCAACATTTAATAGCTACGCCAGTGTTAATGATTTAAAGAAATATGCTGAGGATAGAAATATCACTTTGGCAGATAGTGGACTAGAGGCATTACTAATAATGGCAATGGACTATCTTGAGTCGCAGAAATGGTTAGGGAAACGAACTGATGTAAATCAGCCTTTATCTTTTCCTCGGTCAGGGTTATCTCGTGATGGTGTATCCATACCAAGCGATCACATCCCAAGGCTATTAATTCAAGCCCATTGCCGTTTAGCGATTGAATCAGTAGAAAATGACCTGCAACCCACATTAGGTGCCGAAGTTCTCTCCGAGCGAATTGAAGGCGCTCTTACTGTGCAATATGCCGAAGGGACTAATACTGGAGCACCTAACTTTTCTTGGTTAAAGGGTTTGTTGTCTGGCTTGATTGATGTTTCCGATGGATTTGCCATTAATACATTTTCAATGAGGTAGCTATGAACATTTATCAACGTGGGCAAAGCACAGCATTAAGGATGTTAAAAAAATATGGCATTTCCTATCAAGTAAAGCGAGATGGTAAGCACTGGGTTGATGATGAAACTGGGGAGGAACACTTTGAGCCAGAAACGTTATTTTCTGCTATCGGAGTAAAGACGCAATACAAACCTCACGAAATCGACGGCACGCTTATTCTCTCTACGGATATCAAAATGATACTTCCTCCAGTCATAGATATTCAGAAAGGGGATAAGGTGCTTGTCGATGGCGTTTGGTTACGTGTTCACGAGCCCAACCCTGTTAAACCTGCTGATATCGTTATTTGCTATCAGACTCAATTGAGGGCGTGATATGTCAGATCAGTTTATGAAGTCGATTAACTTATTTATCGATAAAGCCAATGAAAATATTGAAACGGTTGTAAGAAAAACCAGTATTCAAATACTTGCTAGGCTCGTTGATATGTCGCCTGTTGGTAATCCTGAGCTATGGGAAGTTAATAGAGTTGCCTCGAACTACAACAAAGCAGTTTTTGAACATAATGAATATCTAAAACAAGATCCAAATAACTTAACGCCAAAGCGACGTCAGTTAAAAAAGCGTGTTCGGGTTAATGATTCTATGGATATTTATGCTCCTCCTGGTTATACAGGTGGTAGGTTTAGAGGTAATTGGCAGGTGTCGTTTGATGCTCCAGCTGAAGGTGAGACTGGGCGTATAGATAAGTCAGGCAATATGACGAAAGCGTTAGGTAACGTTGTTATTGAGCAGTTTAAAATAGGCATGAACGCTATCTATTTCACAAACAATGTTCCTTATTCCTACCGCCTTGAAATGGGTCACTCAAAGCAAGCGCCAAGTGGTATGGTTGCAGTGACTGCTGAAGAGTTTAGCCAGTTTTTCAACTCTGCCGTATCGGAAGCTAAATCATGAATCAGTCAACGATTAATACTGAAATAAGAAAACTGGTGGCGAGCATTGGCAAGGATTTAAACCTAAAAATTGCATGGCCCAATCTTCCTTTTGACGATATCAACGATCCCTATCTTCAACTCCACATCATGACAGCAGAGACAGATAACATTGGATTATCTCAGGACATGCCTGTTTATCGTGGTGTTATTCAAATCAATGTGGTTGGCAAAGTAGGGAGCGGAGACTCTAAACTCTCAAAGATTGTTGATGGCGTTAAAGTCAGATTGGAAAATGGATTAACACTAGGTGAGGGTATCTACATTAACGGAGAACCGAACCAACTCCCTCCAATTCCAGACGAAACAAACTACACCATTCCTATTCGTGCATCCTATCGATGTAACGCAATCCGATAACACCGCTTAATTGCGGTTTTTTTATACCTAAAAATAGAGGTTAACAATGGCCTATAATATTCCTAATGGGTCGCGTGTTTACATCGCAAGTAAATACGATGACGAAATTAAAATTACAGAAGCAACCAATGCTGAAGAAGCTGTGCTAATGGTTGATAACGTGGGTGACATTGCTAAAGGCGATATTGTTCATGTTACATCTGGCTGGAAAAAAGCTTCGGGTGCTTTCCGTGTTGCAAGTGTCGCTGAATCTAAAATCACCTTAGAAGGTGTCGATACCAGTGATAAAAATGTGTTTCCTGCTGGTGGCGGTACAGGAACATTAAAGAAAGTATTGTCATGGGAAGTCATGCCACAGGTAATGACGCTTTCTACGGAAGGTGGCGAGCAACAAACTCAAGAGGTTCAGTTCCTTGAAGATGAACAGGCTGAAACTATCGACACTTATAAAAATGGTGTTGTGCAGGTTTATACCTTTGCTCACGATGCCAAGCTACCTATTCGTAAGCTGTTGTCAAAGCTGGATGATAGCAAGCAAGTTACCGCAATCCGATTCTACAATAAGCGTGCAGAAGAAGATCGCTATTACACCGCTTCAATTTCATTCCAGCGTGTGCCAAATACCGCTATCAATGAAGTTGAAAACGTGACTGCACGATTCTCACTTAAATCTGAAATGCAGATTTATACCAACGCTGCTTAATCCATAAACACTCACAACAGCCCCGAAACAGGGGCTTTTTAAGGACTGATAATGCCTAAATTTACCCTTGTTCCTAATCCAACCTTTAAAGCTAACGTTAAGATCCCCGTTGCCGGCAAAGAAAAGCCGGAAGTAGTGACATTCACCTTTAAGCATCAGCCAATGAGCCAACTTGATGAAATGCGAGAAAAGCCAACTACCGAGTTCTTTGAGCAAATCATTGAAGACTGGGCGATTGAAGAACCGTATAACAAAGAAAACTTAAATCTACTGTTAGATAACTATCCATCGGCATCTCGCGCTATTGCTTCCACGTATTACAATGAGCTGCTGGGTAATCGCGAAAAAAACTCTTAACGGTCGCCGAGGCAATGTATGGCGGAATGAGTTCAAAAGAATCGGCTGAGTTCGAGCGTGCTTTTGGCTTTCCGCCAGATATTGATGATGTTGAAATATGGCCTGATGTTTGGGATTCGTACCAAGTATTTTCAGCCATGAATACACAGTGGCGTGTAGGTATGAATGGTATCACTGGGCTGGATTACAACCCGTTAAACCAAGTGATGGACTTATTCAACATCAAAGATAGGGCGACCGTATTTAGTGATCTGCGGATTATGGAAGTCAAGGCGTTAGAGGTGATGCATAAGAGGTCACAGTAGCACTTTCATGAAGTATTAAAATTATTTAAAGTTCTATTACGCTCACTATCGCCACTCGTCTAGCATACTTATCAATTTTTCTAGCTTCAGAGCAGGCAACTTCAGTAAAGGCATTCAATGTCTCCTCAATGCCTTTTCCAATGCCTATTTCTATGGCAGCGTTTCCTTTTAATAAGAATGTATTTGTATTGTCGAATGCTTCATATACAAGTAGGTATTTTTTGGATGGCATTACAATGTCCTCATTGAAGTGAGCCATTATAATATGACGTTAATGCATGACTGACAAATAAGATGCTGAAACAATCAGTAGTAAGCGCCGGCTGGTGAGTAGGAAGAGAAAGTAAACAAGGGCATCCGTGCCCTTTGTTGTTTTCTGAAAGCGCCAATCCTAACCTTGTCCGAAGATAGCCGAACGGTGGATTTGAGTCGTTTGGTGGGTAGTGACACTGTGTTTATATACAGTTTAAATCTCCTCTAAATAGAGATTCATCTCTTATAATAGATAGTGAGATTCGTCTCAGAGGCGCAAACTTTTATTGAAGTTAACTAAATGTTGTTTTAGTATGGCGCCAAGTTGATATTATCAAATTGATAAAAATCTAGTCAGTATAAATTAAGAAGGAGGGCGTATGACTGTTAGTATATTGAAGTTTATGTTAAGAGCGATCACCTCTCCTAAAACCATAGTGAAAGGAACCATTACCAACTTGGAGCAAGAAAGCAAAAAACAAGAAGTTAATACTACAGATAAGTTTTTTGTAAATTCTGATGGTTCTATATCGCTCAATCCTCATAGCGAAGCGGTACAAAAAGCTTTCGCTGCTAACATAGAGAAATTAAAGCCAAACAAAAAGGATTAATTACCTGTGTGGGCATTAATAATTGTCTTCGTTTTAATATGTGGGTATATATATGTTGATACCCACATACCTTCCAGATATAAATTAAATAAAGCCGTAGGTTGGAATGCTTACTTTTGCGTTGGAGCTAAAGGTGGGTATTTCCTAATATTAGGGATCGTTCTCACTGTTGTAATTGTATTTTACCTATATGTAATACAGTTTATTTTTAACGTTCCCCACTATCTAGGCGCAAATTACTCTCCATTCACTTTTTCTGGAGATTTTCTTAAAGAAAGGTTATTCGGTATAAGTTATCTCTCTCTGATATGCCTTGGGTGTACTGCGTTTGTAAGCATATCTCAAACATATACAGTAAGAAATGAAAACAATGCATTGCAAACTCGTATAAATGCTTTTAGAGAAATAGCAAAAGATAGCGCTATTGAAAAAATACTTCTTGATTCTCTTGATAAAATGGAAGATGGATTAATGTTATTAATCTCACTCAAATCAAGAAAGGTATATGTTGGAATGCTGGATATAGCTAGATTTGATGGTCTTGATACAAACACTCTTGTGATTATCCCAGTTATGTCTGGTTACCGAGATAAGGACACAATGACATTTATAGTAGAGCATAATTATACAGAGCACTATGATAAAGAAGGTATCACGTTAACATCAGAACCATTGTCTGTATTTCATTTCAGACATGTCCTACCATTCGATCAAATAGAATCATTATCATTATTTAACACCAATACATATCAAAAATTCCAAGAATCAATCAAAGAAAAAGAGAAAACAGATTAGCTTGTAGTAGTACTTTTTCACTAAAGCCTCGTAAGAGGCTTTTTTATTGTCAGGAATAAAGTGCACCATTAAAGTATGTTATATACTTTATAAATCATTTAATTGAGTCTTCACGCTTGCCTGAATAGTTGTATTGAATTCAATAGATATTGCTTTGGTGAGCTCAGCTACTAAAGATGGATTTGCTTTTGCGAATCCTTTTCCAAAAAATGAATCTATTTCACCAGAAATAAATTTCATGTTATCAGATACCGTTTTTTGTGCATCATTCAACGCTAAACTTGAAGACATTGAGCTTAGGTCTTTAACAACTGTAGTCATAATCAAGCAACCTCTTTTTTAGTGAATATATAAAACACATGATTTAAAGCACCAATTTCATAGTTATTATATTAACATAAATAACTTTCCACCATTAGCGTGTGATGATTTTAATAACACTCTATTTAGGGGCGTTTATTTACTCATGACAAGGAATTCAAAGAAGTAGCTTAACACCCAAGCCAAGGACGGCTTGTTCGAGATCACATATTGCGCCTCTTGATTGAGGCTTTTTGCTTTTATATTTTTTAGGATGATATTGACGCTACTAGTGACAACTAGGGATACGGATCACGGAACTAGATATAAAAAGTAAATTTACCTTTAGTAACGTAAAGATAATACATAACATAAGATTAATTTATTACTCGCAAGGAATATTTATAATGAAAAAAATCTTACTTATTTCTGTATTATCACTTTCTAGTTCTGTTTTTGCTGCTGACCATCAAAAGGTTGGCGATTGGTTGGTCAGTAAGGAAGAAAATAAATTAACCGACAAAATAGATTATTACGCAATTCTTTCTGCAAAAGATCAAGATGTATCACTTGTGTTACGTTGCCAAAATGATAAGACTGAGGCTTATTTATCAATGAGGGACTATATTGGTAGCGGTTATAATTCCAAGGTGACTCTGCGAATAGATAAAGAAAAACCCTTAACTCAGTCATGGGGGATTGGAGAAGGTGGTACATCATTATTTGTACCTAAGCCTGTATCATTAATTAAAAGTTTAGTGGGTAAAAAGAGTTTAATTTCTGGATATAGCCCGTATGGCAAAACTCAAGTGATAGCTGAATTTGATCTGGAAAATATAGATACGATAGCAAAAGAAATATCATCCGCTTGTAACTGGAAGTTATAATAAAAAGGAAGAAAGTTTGTAATGAAAAAGTTACTAGTAATACTTGCCATTCTAGCTATTTCCTTATCTATTTTTGCTTATAATAAATTAACCATATTTACAGTACAGCCAATAGGTGCGATACCAGATGGTGTAACCGTTGTTATCTGGAAAAAGGGTGGTATGAAGTTTTTTGAGAGTCCAGATAGCTTATGCATACAGAAAACTGGGGGAGTAAGCCTGTTGTGTAGAATGAGAATGTTAGGAAACGCAATTGATAAAGACGATATCATTATTAGATTACCGTACAGCGAATATGCATACTTAAAATCAACCAACGGAAGGGTTTTTGATAGGTAATGAAATAGCGTTCGTTCTTTTGAGTTTTATTTCTAATAATTAAAATAGAGTGAAGCCTCTCAATGAGGCTTTTTGCTTTTAATTGCACCACAAACAGCTAAACTAATAACAAATTAACTAACGAGGATGGTGTTGTGGATATAAAAAACGATGATAGTGTTCCGAATATAAAAATAGATATTGCACCAAATGAGCTTTATAGTGTTAGAGAAAATAAAGACAAAATTATAACATATTTTGTCAATAGAAATAACATTAGGAAATTGTTAAGAAAAAGAGAAGAAGAGAAAAAAAATAAAGCCAATAATTTTGATGAGAGACAGTTTGATTATGATTGGCTAGATGCATTTAAATTACATATTAAAGATGAGCCTATAGAGGCAAAAGAAGAAATCTACAGAGTATTGAATGAAGAGAACTCTATAGTAAAAAGTAAACCTATGTTATTTAAGCGACTTTCAGAATGGGCTCCTCTCTTAAACATTGTTGGAACTATAGTTTTAGGAATCATTACGATTATTTTGACAATAACAATAAGCGAAAGTCAAAAAAATATAATGCAATTAGCATATACACCAATAATTACCTTATCTAATACATTTTTTCAAAATACAGATACCGGTAATTACGATAATGAATATGTTGTCATAAAGAATAATGGGTACCCAATTAAAAATATTAGTGTGGTTTATGATACATATGTAACTTTTAGTATTATTGGAGATACAAAAAAAGTAACCATCCCAGTTAGCTATTATCGTGGAACTGAACCAATAAATAGTGATAAGGGTATATTATTGATAATAAAAGGAAATGATAATAACTCATATTACTATAAGGTGTTGGATGATATTAAAAAATATAATGAAGGAAAAGAATCAAAAATTACAATGGATATGTTTACTTTATTCAAAATATCATACACGGAAATAAGTGATGATAAAAAGATATTATATTATAAAGATCAAAAAAATATCACTTTTGATGAATATTCAAAGATTAAAGGTTTATCAGATAATAAAAAAAGATTTTTTGTGGAAGATATAGACATATTTGAAATAAAACAATTACTTAACCTGAAATAATTTTCAATATATTAATCAAACCTGCTTTGGCAGGTTTTTTGTTTGCTTCAATTTGCAACTATACTCAGCTACCATTAAGTAAAATGATATAAATAACTCAGAGGGCGGGATGAAGAAATTATTACTTGGTGTTATCGTCGTAACGTTATTAAGTGGTTGCGCTCAAATGGTAGAAGAGCAGAACAGGAAAAGTAACGAAACAAAGCTTTCTTTAATGGAGTGCTCTGAACCAAATCTTGACAAAAACTATAATACTGACACGAAGATTGGTTTTGTTAGTCAATTGAATTCTTTTGCTGATTCAGCATCTTCATTTAAGTACGTAGAAAATATTAGATTGCGTACAGTACGGTTAGGCTTGATGAATGATAATGACTCGAAAGAAGCTATATCAGCCATAGTTGGCTGTACTAAAAAGCAAAAAACTAAGGTTCTTGATTTAGCTCAGCCTTTATTTGAGAAAATAAAAAACCAGACTAAAGATAAAAAAGAAAGAGAGTACTTAATAGTTGCATATAGTGAGTGGGAGTCTTACATAAAAAATAGTGCAGATAATGACAACCAAGATAGAACTAAATACGATGCGGCTATTTCAATGTATAAAAATTACTAGCGCCTGAGCGTTAAATACAATATGAGCCACCTACGGGTGGTTTTTTTATGTCTGGAGGAAACTGAATGGCAGATATAGCAACAATCTCATTAAAGGCTGACACGTCAGATTTAGAGCGTGGTACACAGAAGTTAAAGGAGTTCGGTGATACAGCCGAAAGAGTGAGTGATGCTTCTCGTGATTTAAATGACCAATTTAATAGAGGTATTGATCATCAAAAGCTAGCGTCAGAAGCAATTAAGCAACAAAAAAAAGAGCTTGATGACTTATTAAATTCGATAAACCCAACAAATAAGGCATTTGATGCGCTTGATAAGGCTACTCAAAAATTAGTTGAGGCAAATAGGAAGGGGTTATTACCAAAGGATCAGTTTGCTGATTATAACGCGATACTTGAGCAGACTAGGGATAAATTAACACGAGTTAATATGTCACTTACCGCTGAGGGAAGGGCGCTGTTGGAGCAAGAGAGAGCAAGCAATCAAGCAAAGATTGCAGCAGATAAATTCTTAGCTTCTCTTAAAAATCAAACTGATGCCATTGGTAAAACAAAAACAGAGCTGCTTGAAATGAAGGCAGCTCAGTTAGGCGTGTCTGATAAAGCAGCACCTTTCATTAAGCAATTGGATGATCAGAGCAAGAAATTACTGGAGAATGCAAAGGGTTCCAAGGAATTATCTGGTGGGCTTTCAGGGATAACACCGCAGTTAAGTAGCATTATCAATCAATTAACAGGTGGGAATAATGCATTATCTAGTTTTTTAAGTCAGAGCACAGGTGTTAGTGGCTCAATAGGAGGTCTTAGTAACAGCCTTAAAGGTATGTTGCCAGCTTTAAATCCTGCAACTGTTGGTATAACTGCAATTACTACGGCGACGATAGCTTTTGGTTATGCCATTCACCAAGGAGATGCTGAACACCGAGAATACAATAAACAGTTAATTCTTACAGGGGGCTATGCTAAGAAAAGTGCCGGTGATTTAGGCATTCTTGCCAACCAGTATAAGAGTTTAAGTGTTGCTCAATTCGAATCAGCAGAGGCTATCGCTAAAGTTGTTGGCTCTGGTCGATTTATGAAGCAAGAAGTCGATATGGTATCAAGATCGGCAGTCATGTTAAAAAGGGCGATAGGGCAATCTGTTGAAGAGACAATTAGTCAATTCAAACGCTTGCGAGATGATCCTGTAAATGCAGTCCGTGAACTGGATAAGGAAATGCACTTCCTTACTGCGTCAGAATATGAACGCATTATCCAGCTTGAGGTTATGGGAAGAAAAGAGGATGCAGCGCGATTAGCTAGCCAGTCTTATGCAGAATCAATAAGAACAGGAGCTAATGATATTGAGGAAAACCTAGGTTTCCTTGAGAGCGCATGGAGAGGCGTTTCGCTAATGGCTAAACAAGCATGGGATGACATGCTGGATATTGGTCGTAAAAAATCTACTAAGGAGCAGATAAGGGAAATAGAGGAGACTCTTGTTAACTTCCAGCTAAACAAAGGGGCTGAGGGGGTTCATTTTGCTAAAACTGGCGAGATGAAAAGTGATCTTGAGGCTAGGCTAGCTGGGTTGCTTGAGAAAGATTATCTTGAAAGCAAGAAGGCTCAAGATGATTCGCTATTAAAGCAACAAGAGGAGTTTAATAAGAAAAGAATTGAAGCTGAAAGGGCTTTGATTCAGAAATACGGAAGCATAGACCAAAGATATAAAGAAGAAAAAGACCGGATACTCAATGACATTTACACGTCTGAAAAGAGCAAAAAAGAAGCTCTGGCACAACTTGAGTTGAGGTACGCAAGACAGAAGGCATCTCTCGATAATTTCCAAAATAGATTAAATAAGCCAAGCTTGGGTGCTAGAGCCGAAGAAGAGGCAAGGAAAACCATTCTCTCACTGCAAACTCAATTAAAAGTCCTCAATGATCACAAAACTGTTTATGACGTTATCAGTAACGAACGTAAAAAACTGTGGGAAACAGAAGCCAAAATATCCGTGCTGGAAGACAGAAGAAAAGAGAGGGCATTGACCAGAGACGAGCAATCACTGTTACTTAAAGAGAAAAGTATCGTTGCTTCATTGCATGAGGCTGCTGTCTTAGGTGATCAGATTGAATTACAGAAGATAAAAAATAGGGAGTTGGATAAACAAACCAAATATATTGATGCCCTTGTTGCTAAAGGCAATGCGTTAGAAATTGGCGCAAGTGGCTCTGATCGATTAAAACAACGAGAAATTGCTTTAAGTCAAGCAGATACACCTGATAAGAAAAAAGCATTAGAGGAGTATTACTCCAAAGAAGATTCCCTGCGAGGTAACTGGGAGTTAGGCTTTAAACGAGGCTTTGCTGAATTCCAAGATCAAGCCACAGATGTTTATGGTAATGTCGCCCAAATAACACAGTCTGCATTCCAAGGCATGAGTAACACTGTTGCCGATTTCCTTCTCACTAGCAAATTTAACTTAGCTGACTTCACAAAGTCTTTCCTCGAAATGACCACCAAGATGATAACTCAAATGGCGTTACTCAATGCCATGAGAGCTGGATTTGCAGGTACTACATTTGGCAGCTTCTTAGGGTTTGCTGAAGGCGGATACACAGGCGGTGGTGGTAAATATGACCCAGCTGGCGTAGTGCATAAAGGTGAGTTCGTATTCACCAAAGAAGCAACGCAACGACTAGGTGTGGATAATCTCTATCGCCTAATGGATGCAGGAAAGCGAGGTTATGCTTCAGGTGGTCATGTTGGTGGTTCAGCGCCTATGTCGGTTACACAGCCAACAGCATTTATCGCTCGCAACCCTCAAATTGCTGGTGGTGGAAACGTACAGGTTAATTTAGGAGGTATTAATATTGAAAGCGAACAACAGCAACAACCGTCAAGTAATCAAGCCAATGCTTCATCACTGAAGCGAGAATTTCAGCAAATGGTGGAGAGTGGGGTTAATAACCTACTTAGAAATCCAGCATCTGCATTATCAAGAACAATCAAAGGTAATTAATCGCCACCAATTCGGTGGCTTTTTTATTGGAGTAACCAATGGAAGAGTTTAAATGGCGAACACAAATACAAGATTCGCCAAGCGGTGAGTTCAAACATCGCATTAAAGAAATTGAATTTGGAGATGGTTACAAACAAGTTGCTGGCGATGGTATTAATCCAGAATCACAAACGTGGCCATTCTCTTATATGGGATTGAAAGATGAGGTGATGCCTATTTTTAGATTCATTCGGCGACACACAGCAAAATCATTTATTTGGACGCCTCCATTTGGTGAAAAAGGTCTTTATCGAATTAAGGCTGATTCAATAACGATGATCCCCATATCTGGCGGAGTAATGAAATTGACAGCAACGTTTGAACAGGCATTTAGCGCATGAATATCACAGCAGATGTACAAAAATTAGAGCCAGGTAATAAGGTTCAATTGATTGAGGTGGATGGCAGTGAGTTTGATGGACCAATTCTTCGCTTCCATGCTTACAATTTGCCTCATACACCAGAAGAGATAGAGCAATCTAATGGTGATATCAATCCAAAACCAATTTGGTGGCAAGGCAATGAATACGGTGCATGGCCATATGAAATTGAAGGAATGGCAAAAAATAGTGATGGTAGCCCGGCAAGACCATCTCTAAAGGTTGCTAATATTGATGGCTTAATCTCATCCTTGTGTCTCCAGTTTGACGATATGGTACAAGCAAAGATTACTATTTACGAGACATTCTCTCATTATCTTGATGCCAAAAATTTTCCTGATGGTAATCCAACCGCTAACCCTGATGAGTGTTTTAAGCAAGTTTATTACATTGATCGTAAAACCAATGAGGTGGCTGGCGAAGCGGTAGATTTTGAGTTATCTAGCCCGTTTGATTTGCAGGGAGTAATGATACCCGTTCGACAAATTCATAACCTTTGTTATTGGTGCATGAAAGGCGATTATCGCAGTGGTAATGGGTGCTCATATTCGGGGAATAAATATTTCGATGAGCGAGGCAATCCTGTTGATGATCCGGCATTGGATAGTTGCGGTGGTCTTATTAGTGATTGCAAAAAACGCTTTGGTGAAAACGAGCCATTGGATTTTGGTGGGTTTCCAGCTGCGGGGTTAACGCGATGATCACAAAGAAATTAACTGAAGCGATATTTCAGCATGTTAAAAATGAATACCCAAAAGAAGCATGTGGCGTTATCTGTCAAAAAAGTCGAGTGAAAAAATACTTCCCTTGCCACAACCGTTCTAATAACCCAACAGAACATTTTGAATTATCGCCAGAAGATTATGCACTTGCTGAAGATTGGGGAGAGCCAATTGCGATTGTCCATAGTCATTGCGGTGATGGTGTGACAACTCAGCCTAGTGAAATAGATAAACTTCAGTGTGATGCAACTGGATTGCCGTGGGTTATTGTCTCGTGTCCAGAAGGTGATGTTCGGATTATTCAACCTCGAGGTGAGCGTGAATTAGAAGGTAGGTCCTTTGTACTTGGTTATGCAGATTGCTGGTCGTTAATTATGGATTATTACCGGCAAGAGCATGGTATTGAGCTGCATAACTACAGCGTTGATCGGCACTGGTGGGAAGAAGGAGAAAATCTGTATATGGATAACTACCAGAAAGCTGGTTTTGTTGAGCTATCTGGCGATTTAAAAGATGGTGATATGGTCATTATGCAAGTACAAGCTGATGTTCCTAATCATGCTGGGGTGATAATGAATGGTATGCTACTTCATCACTTATATGGACAACTTAGCCGACTGGTTCCTTACAGTGATTACTGGCGGGATCGGACGGTAAAAATAGTGCGGAGGAAAGAGTTGATATGAGCTTAAAAACAATACGTCTATATGGTGTTCTTGGTGCAAAGTTTGGGCGGGAACACAGGTTAGATATAGATTCACCTCGTGAGGCGATTAAAGCGCTCACAGTGCTCTACGATGGTTTTGAGCAATTCCTTGCTAACGCACATTTAAAAGGAATGGAGTTTGCAGTATTTAAAGGAAATCGGAACATTAATGAAGAAGAACTGCATCTTGATACCACAGAAGAGATTCGTATCGCTCCTATTATTAAAGGCAGTAAACGAGGCGGTTTCTTCCAGACAATGCTAGGTGTAGCCATGATCGGTGCTGCAATATTTGCTCCTTGGGGAACTGCATTATGGGCAAGTGATTTAATGTTGATGGTAGGTGCCGGTGTTGCTATGGGGGGCGTCGTTCAAATGCTATCGCCTCAACCTCGTGGGTTATCTATGAGGCAAGACTCAGATAACAAACCCTCTTATGCTTTCGGTGGTGCCGTGAACTCAACAGCACAGGGAAATCCAGTTCCTCTGCTTTACGGACTAGATAGGCGAGAGGTGGGGGGAGCGATCATCTCTGCTGGGATTTATACAGAAGATCAGCAGTAACATAAACGAATTTCAGAATAGCCACTATGTGGCTTTTTTTATGGGTGAAATATGGAATTAATTCATGGTGCAAAAGGTGGTGGTGGCGGTGGACATACACCTACAGAATCACCAGATAGCTTACTTTCTGAATCAACTGCTAAAATTTTATTAGCTATCTCAGAAGGTGAAATTGCTGGTGGTTTAGATGATACTCGCATTTTTCTTGATGACACGCCTATTGGCAACGCTGATGGCACAAAAAACTTTGAAGGAGTGACTTGGGAATTTAGACCAGGTAGTGAACATCAAGAATACATTCAAGGTATCCCCTCAGTAGATAGTGAGACATCAGTAGGGTTGGAATTAAAAGACGATCAGCCCTATGTGCGAAGCATTAATAACACTCAATTGTCAGCAGAACGTATTCGCTTTTCTGTTCCTCAGCTACTTCAACAACACGATAATGGCGACACCACAGGGTATCGTATTGAATATGCCATTGATTTATCGACAGATGGTGCAGGTTACAAAGAAGTCTTGAAATCTGCATTTGATGGTAAAACAACCAGTGAATATCAACGAGCACACCGCATTGACTTACCAAAAGCAAATACAGGCTGGCAGATCCGAGCTCGCCGATTAACCAAGAACCAGAACACAGCTCAAATTGCTGACAAAGTTAGCATTTCTGCTGTTACTGATGTTATCGATGCTAAATTGCGTTATCCAAATACGGCGCTATTGTTTATTACTTTCAATGCCCGTCAATTTAATAACCGCATCCCTAAAATTAGCGTTCGCCCAAAAGGTGGGTTACTGATTAAGGTGCCAACTAATTACGATCCGATTAACCGCACTTATTCTGGCGTGTGGGATGGTACTTTTAAACTTGCAGCAACCAATAATCCAGCGTGGGTATTTTATGATTTAGTCCTAAACAACCGTTATGGGTGTGGTGATCGCATTAAAGCTTCACAAATTGAAAAGTGGGATTTGTACAAAATTGCACAATATTGTGATGAGTTAGTGCCTGATGGTCATGGTGGTGATGGTAAGGAGCCTCGTTTTCTTTGTGATGTTTACATTCAGTCACAAGAGTCGGCTTACACTGTATTGAGAGATATCGCTGCGATATTTAGAGGCATGACTTTCTGGGCTGATAACAAAGTTAATGCCGTTGCGGATATGCCAGATACTATTTTCAGAACCTTTACTAATGCCAATATTGTTGGTGGTAAACCGTCATATTCTGGTGGTAGCCAGCAAAATAGATACACACAAGCATTAGTTTCCTATACAGACACTAATAACCACAGTAATGATGCAATTGAGGCAATAGCTGATATCAAATTACAACGTCGTTATGGAGTGCGTAAGACTGAAATATCAGCTATTGGATGTACTCGACAAAGCGAAGCCAATCGTCGCGGTCGATGGGCTTTATTAACAAACTCTAATGATAGGGTAATCAGTTTTGCAACAGGGTTAGAAGGTGCAATACCTTCTCCTGGTCACATTATCGCTATTGCTGATTCGACATTGGCAGGAAGGGATAACGGAGGTCGAATAAGCAAGGTAGAAGGCATGAGGATCACATTAGATAGAAAAGCTGTAATCAAAGTTGGTGACAGATTAATTGTTAATTTACCTAATGGACGTTCAGAAGGAAGAACTGTATCGCTGGTTGCTGATAATGTCATTACAGTTTCAACTGAGTATTCACAAACACCGGAAAAAAACACAGTCTGGACAGTTGATTCTGATGATTTAGCGTTACAACTTTATCGCGTTATTAATGTTACTGATAATAGCGATAACACCTACACCATCACCGGTGCAATTCATAATCCTGATAACTATGAACATATAGATTCAGGGGCAAGAATTGATGAGCGTCCTATTACTATTGTTCCACCGGGCGTGCAAGCCCCCCCTAAAAATATCCGCATATCCTCTTATTCTCAAATCAACCAAGGCATTTCATTTACTACTCTGCGTGTTGACTGGGAAGCTGTTGATAACGCCATTACCTATGAGGCTCAATGGCGGAGAGATAACAATAACTGGGTATCAATGCCAAGATCATCAACTTGTGGTTTTGAGGTGGATGGTATTTATGCTGGTCGTTATCAGGTGAGAGTTCGTGCGATAAATGCGTCTGAAATATCCAGCGTTTGGGCTAATGCACAAGAAACAATGTTAACAGGGAAAATAGGTAACCCACCAAAACCGGTTAACTTTAGTGCGTCACCATTAGTATTTGGTATTAAATTAGATTGGGGGTTTGGTGAAAACACTAGTGATACGTTAAAAACTGAAATTCAGTACAGCAAAACCAATGATGGTGAAGGTCTGATGCTGTTATCCGACGTACCTTATCCATCGCGAACTTATGAAATGGCTGGTCTAGCAGCTGGTGTAGCATTTTATTTCAGAGCAAGGTTGGTGGATAAAACGGGTAATCAATCTGAATGGACTGAGTTTATTCGTGGGGAGTCGGAATTTGATGTAGGTACGATATTGCCAGAGCTTGATGGACACTTTATGTCATCTGAAGCCGGTCAGCAACTCAGTGAGCGATTGGATTGGAATGCAGAAACCGCAATTATTCTTGGTAATGCTGACTCTCAGCTATCACGCAGTTTGTTAGTGAAACACGGTCAATCACAAGCGGGTATTAAAGAGCTATGGCAAGTCCGTGCAACGGATAACGAAGCGTGGGCACAGACTGTTACTCAGCTCTACTCATCAATTGATAATGCAGAAAATACATTTAACTCTGAAATTAAAGAAGTTAAAACAACGATTTCTGATTTAGATAAAGCGTTCGGGCAAACATCAACTGAAATTCGCACCGAGTTAAAAACGACTAATGATGCAACAAATAAACGCATTGATGGTACCAACCAAGATTTAGCCAACACTAATCAGAAGTTAGGAAACACAGATAAAGAAGTTGGACGTATTCGTGCTGATGTTGCAACAAATAAAGAAGCGATATCTGAAACGAATAAAGCCATGGCTAAATCCGAAGAACAGGTACAAGCGCAATTTGGCAAACAACAGGGCATGATTAATCAAAAAATGCAGGCTGAATTTAGTCAAACAGGTGACGGTGTTGTCACGCATTCCATCAATATCACAATTGTTCACAACGGCACTAAATACAATGCAGCAGGACAGGTTATTAGCGCTCAAGTTAAAAATGGAAAGCTCGAATCATTCTTTGGTTACAACGCCAATAATTTTGCTTGGTATAACCCTGTAAATGGCAAGATGGAATTATTCATGTACGCCAAGAATGGGCAATTGTTTATTCGAGATTTATTTATCGAAGATGGCTCTATTACAAATGCAAAAATAGGGAATGTTATTCAATCTAATAATTATTTAAATGGGAGACCGAGCTGGATAATTAATAAAAATGGGTTTGCTGAGTTTCAGAACATAAAAGCAAGAGGAGAAATAGAGGCAACTTCTGGACGT